GGTGTGTACTTTATCTCTAAGCAGATGGAGTCATCCCTTATGCAACCTATGCCTGCACTCTTTAATGAAACAGGCAATGAGTTCAACATCCGATACATCCACCCACTACCAGCCAGTGAAATTATTAAAGTTGATTGCGCTGGGTTGGGATTAACTCTTATGCACCGCAGCGTTGTGCCTAAGTTGCGTGCTATTTCTCCTGACTATTCAGTGTTTGCCGAGCAAGAAAACATTGGAGATAAGTATGTTGGCGAGGACATTGTGTTCTTCCGTAATCTTAAGAAGGCAGGTGTTGATGTGTATGCACACACTGGCGCTCGCGTTAAACACATGAAGCGATTTGCCTATGACGATAATTACTATGCGTTGTATTGGCAAGCAGCAAAAGCAGCAGAGAATCAGGAGAAAAATAATGGACAAAAGAGTTGATAGAAATACAGTCATAATTGCACATGATGCAAGACATACATCAAGAACTGCTGCATTAAAAGCATTGCCACGCACTGGTTCATGGCGAGCAAAGGTGTATGACTTTATTCAATCACAAGGATTTAATGGTGCCACTGACCAAGAGATTGAATCAGCATTAAAACTTAATGGCAATACAGTACGACCAACTCGCATCACTTTATTAAAAGATGGTTTTATCTTTGATTCGGGTGGCACTCGTAAAAACATTAATGGCAATGATTGCATTGTATGGCTGTCCTCTAAAGAGGAAGGCAGATTATTTTAGTGGCTACCCAACAAGCGAGTAACAAGCGCAGAGGTGCAGCCTTTGAGATTGACCTTGCCGATTGGTTGATGACTCAGGGTTTAAACGCACAACGATTGCCTCGTGCTGGGCGTAATGATATTGGTGATGTATTTCTACCAGCAGTCAATGATACTTATGTGATTGAAGCCAAGGCACCAAGGCGTGACGGCAAGATAGACCTATCGGGTTGGTTGCGTGAGGCTGATGTAGAAGCAGAGAACTATCGCAAGGCTAAGAAGTTAGCCATTGCACCTACACCACTGGTAATTATTAAGGCATCTAACAAAGGCATTGAGGAGTCCTATGTTGTGCAGAGGCTGAGTGATGTCCTTGCAAAACTCTAAACATGACATCATTAAAGTATTGGAACATTATGGATTTGAAATACCAAGCGACAAGCGTGGATGGTTCACGCTGCGCTGCGCTTTCCATGGGGACAGAGTAAAGTCAGCCCGTTTAAACATAGACAACGGCGGGTTCCGTTGCTTTGGTTGCGATATGGCAGGCGATGTGTATTCACTTATTATGAAGAAAGAAGGAGTTGGTTTCAATGAGGCTAAGCAAATCGCAGAAAGAATTACTGGCGAGAGCAACGGAGAACTACGAAAAAAACCTAATGGAGATACTTCCGTATCTAACGAGCAGAGGTATCACCGAACAGACCGCTCGTATGTTTCGCCTCGGCTTCGTAAGAGAGCCTGAGATTGGACATGAACCCTATGTCGGGAAACTTGCTATCCCATATATCACTCCTACTGGTGTTATTGACATACGCTTTCGCAGTTTAAACGCTGATAGTGGTCCGAAATATATGAGCAGACCAGGGGCAACAACTCATATCTTTAACATTGGTGCATTGGGTGATGACTCTGATGTGCTTGCCATTTGTGAAGGTGAACTTGATACTGTTGTGGCTACACAAGCAGGCTTTAGTGCAGTTGGTTTGCCTGGTGCTAACAACTGGAAATCTTTTTACTCTCGTGTGCTTGCTGATTGGTCGAAGGTTATCTTGCTATGCGATGGCGACAACGCAGGGCGTGAGATGGCTAAGCATCTAAGTCGAGAACTCGACAATGTATTCCCAGTCTTTATGCCCGAGGGTCAGGATGTTAATGATGTGTACTTAACCGAAGGCGCTGATGGTTTACGGAAGCGAGCGGGTGTTTAAACATGATGGTAAAGAACTCATCATTTGATTTAGACTTTGGCTTTGGTCGCAAGGGCGAACAATTAGTTGAGGCTTTACTTACCGAGGGTAAGACCATTGAGGTTAAGCGTGATAGGAAGTGGTCATCTACTAACAATATCTATGTTGAAGTTGAGTGTTGGTTTAACAAGTCCAAGTCATGGGAGCCATCGGGTTTGATGGTTACTACCGCAGAGTATTGGGCGTTTGTCCTTGAGCGTGGTGTTGTCATGGTACCCACTGACCATGTGCATTATGCAATCAGGGAGTTTGGCAGGGAAATTACTTGCGAGATACCACCGAACTGGAGCAAGGGTTTTCTAATTACTACCGAGGACTTACTAACTACAATGAAAGAACTTAAACATGGACATGAATAACGCACCATTATGGGAGAGCGTATACAAAGTGGCACGCTACAGTGCAACACGATGCGCTCGCATCCATCGCAACCTCGTGTCCGTTGATGATGTATACCAGCACCTTAACCTTTGGGCGGTAGAACATTGGCACAAAATTGAGGAGTGGGAAAAACAAGATTCGTTGGTGTTTAAACTGCGCCGTACATTTAACAACGAGAGTCAGAAGTTTGCCGCTAAAGAGCGTGCATACAAAACAAAGTCAGTACCCTCTGATGCTTTTTATTACACACATGAAGTATTGCAAGAGTTACTTAAAGATGTGTGGCATTACGAACAGTGGGTGCAGAGTGGAGCGCCAAGTGATGGTGAGTTTATTAGCAAGACAAGTAAGCCAAGTGAGGGCATGAATCGTGAGGCTATGTTGTCTGATGTAAGCGGAGCGCTTGAGCGTTTAAACGAACAAGACAGGCTCCTCCTGCAGCGCAGGTTTGATGGTGGTGGATTAGATTTTGATGCACTATCTATTGAATACTCAGTCAGTGATGAAGCATTGCGTAAGCGTGTGAGTCGTGCGCTTAGCAAGTTACAAGATAGACTGGGTGGAGAGCAACCTCAGTGGAACAATCGTAGATACAGGAAACCCGATAATGATTAAACCTAAGTACCAACGCATGAAGCCATGGCATTGGATTGGATTACCACTGATAGGTGCTGGCTTACTTCTAATGGAGATTGGTTATTACCTTTACCTGGCTGGAGATAAGACAGTGTGGTTTAAACGCAAACAGATTGGTTATACAAATGAGTGACAGTCAAGTAGAAGTTAAGTGTGTGCATTGTAGTAAAGTATTTTTGGTAGACAAGACAGAAGTAAGAACACCCTACTATTGCTGGAGTTGCAAATGATTATAGGTTTAAGTGGATACGCTCAGTCAGGTAAAGATACAGTTGCAGAAGTGTTGTGTTTAAACTATGGGTTCAAGCGCATATCATTTGCCGATGGTATTAAAGATGCTATCTATCGTTTGAATCCGTACATTATTAACGATGGTTTAGGTGATAGCACATGGCGTGTGGGTGATGAAGTGGATGACCATGGTTGGGATGAGGCTAAGCAACACCCCGAGGTGCGCAGATTGTTACAAGTATTAGGCACAGAAGTTGGGCGCGAAATGTTTGGCGAAGATGTATGGATTAACAAAGCGTTTAAACAGATAGGTGAACAAGAAAGAATTGTTATATCTGATGTTCGCTTTCCCAATGAAGCCAATGCAATCATGGCTAAAGGTGGACAGATGTGGCGTATTAATAGACACAATCATTACGCAGTCAATGAACACAAGAGCGAACGCGCAATGGATAACTTTATGTTTAAACATGTTTTGTATAACGATACAAACCTTGATGATTTATGTGATGAAGTATTCATGCTTGCTAAACAATTAGGATTGTAAATAGAGAAGCCCCGCAAAGGACTGGAATACTCTGCGAGGCTTTTGTATGGGCACCTACTCTACGCTTCCCCTTCGTAGTGCAGATGCCCAACGATGAAACTATAGCATGGCTGCCGTTGATGGTTCTGTCGCAACCCAACCCCTTCGGGCACGCTCCTGCTGCCTGCGGTATGGTGTAGTTCCACCCCACACACCCTTCTTTTCGTGGGCTAAGCCCCACTCTAGGCAGATGAGCATGACTGGACACTCGACACACATGCGAGCAAATATGTTTTCTTCCTCGGGCGTGAACAGTTCTTTATCAGGAAAGAATAGGTTTGTGTTTATACCTCGGCAGTTAGCATCGTCAGTTAACTTGCGATTCCATTTAAGTTTAAACGCCACACCCCTGCGCCTACCCTCATTGAGTGGTTTCTCCCCAAGTATCTTATGATGTTCGGGTCTAGATTGTTTTGGTTGGACTTGCATACCCTGCCCCAATCATGTAGTCGAGCAGCGTATTGAGTACCAGTTGTGCCTTGACTGGGCGCAGCGTTGGTGATTCGTTATCCTCGGCATTGAAGGTTAAGCCTTGGTCAATGAGATGTGATGTCAGTTCTTGCACCAGTGCTTGATACATTAGTACCACCCCACTGCCAAGTGATGAGCGTATGCTTTACAGATTCCACCAGTAATACCATAGTGGCGGTCAATATATTTAAGCCCAGCATCTACCTGTTTAAACCCATCTTTAGTTGGCTTAATCTTTAGGATTGCCCATGTGCTTGGTTTAAGTTGAGCAATACCATAGGCACCACCCTGTTTGTTGCGTGCGGTAGGTCGCCAGTTAGATTCTTTAACCCACAATTCATAGAGGCATGGGTACTGTTCAAGTTTGTTCTGCTTGGTTAGTTGCCCGATTGCATAGTGTTGATAATCGTTATTGTAATACGCAATGACCTCGCTCTTGGGTGGGTTCACTATGTATTGAACGCGTGGATTTATCAACGACACCACGATAAGTACAAGCACTGTGATAAACCAAATCCTGCCGTGCGGGTGCATGTGTTTAAACAAGTTCATCATCCATTACCTTTCGTTCGGGCAATACTTCTTTAATAAAAGTAAGTAAGCCTTCGTCAATGTTTGTATCGTATCCGTTGCCATCGTCAACGCCTACGATAATCATGTTACCCACTAGCATCGGGTTGTTACCCAGCATGAAAGACAATGAACTAGCGGTTCCATTTAACGGATGTCCTAGCATCCTGCCTTCCTCATTTACATAGGCGGTGGCATAGTCATCGCCGTTGCCGTTGAATAGTTTAACTATCTCGATGAGTCCACCTACGGCAGCCTGATAATCCGAGAGTTGTTTAAACTCTTTCTCCTCGTACTCACCACTTGGGTAGATGACCACGCCTTTAACTGTTGGATGTTCCTCACTCATTAGTTATGCCACCCTTCTTTTAGTTGTCCGTCTTTGTACTCTCTGCCTACATGGTACTCGTGCCCCAGTTTATTAACTGCATTACTAAGTTTGTTGCATAATTCTGTGGCTAATTGTGGTGATAGATGTTTGACCATGCTCTCATCTACCGCCGCATACCATATTGTGCGTTCGTTTAAACGCTCGCGCCGCGCTTTTCCTATTCTAATTTTCATAGCACCAGTCCTTTCATCATGTCATTTAGTTCTGAATAGGCAAGGTCATCCGATAGATACTTGCATCCGTCAGTGGTTGCTTTGTTCTCTAGCCCAGCGATGTGTACCCAATCGCGGTATGGCTTGGCTCCGTTGTATGCCTGCATAAAGAGGCGAGCGCTTAGGTATAGGGCGTACTCGTTGTTAATCCACAACGCAATGTTCCATGTGTTGTAGTTTTTCCAGCCCTCGTATGTGGTTGGCTTGCTCATTTGCTTGCCTCTAATTCTGCGAGTTGTTCCTTGAGTCGAGCAACGCGTTCTGCATGTGATGGATGTACCTTGCCACCAGCAGCAACAACCTCTGCTCTGTAGACTGCGGTGTATTCGGCGCGGTACTTATCGCGTAGGAATTGAATCGCTTTTATCTGCGCGATTTGATGTGGATTCTTAATTTCTTTTTTCATTGCCAGTCCTTTGTTCTTGGTAGCGGTTGCTACATGTCCAAGTATTCCTAAGTCAAGAAGTAATGTCAAGGATTAAAAGAAAATTTTTAAATTATTTTTTTTGTTTAAACAAGATGTCCGTTATGTTAGGTTTTATCAACGAGTTAGCGTTGATAAAACTAAGTCTAGTCCATGTGTCAAGTCTGGTCTAATCATTTGTTTAAACGCGTGTCGTTAGCAGTCTGGTGCTGTGAGTGCTAACTGTTTAAACATGTTGTCACTATTCTGGAAGACCTGAGTTTGTTTGTTTAAACACCTGGTTTATCCAGAAGTCCAGGTAAAAAAGAAAAGCCCTGCCGAAGCAGGGCAATTCTTTGCGTTGATTAGAACGCGTGCGTATCGTAGTAACTTGGGTACTCGGCGTAGGTTTCCCAATCTTTATCCGATTCTTTGTACGCCTTGGCATAGTTGCGCCAGTTGCTAAGCGTTGGGCGTTGGTATGGTGTGAACTGTAGGTAATCTACAATCTTGCCATCCTTGACCTTGAAGTATTCGCCTTCGCCTGCTGAATACTCCCAGTCAATATCAGAGTCGAGCATGATGGCTGCGTTGAGGATAGTTTCCTGCGTTGAACCATAGACAAGCGAACCTGATTTAGTTTGCCCAATCCATAACGGCGATGAGTTAACGCGTGCCAAGTGCAGCGTATCTCCCTTGCCCTGTTCAATCCAAGCCAAGGCTGCGGTGCCCTGAACTTGAGGCAACACCTCGGTAATGGGTGCCTGAGTAAACGCGATGAGTGCAGCCACTGCCTCGCTATCCACTTGCCCGTTGCGCTTGACCTTGAGTTGTTTAAACAGTTGGTCATCGTTGCTGATGTGTCCGTTGTGAGTGAGGACAATCTTGCCTCGGGGGATTGGGTGATTGTTGTCGTTGTTGCTTGGCTTGCCTTGCGTAGCCCAGCGAGTATGCAGGATGGCGGTACTAGCGCCAGCGCATGCTTGCTTGCCCTTCTTGGTGTTGATGAACTTGCTTGCTGCGATTGGTGCCTTGGTGATAACCCGATTGCCTGTTAATGGGTTAATCCAAGCAGCGCCTGTTGCATGCTGACCTCGGTGTTCGATGTCGAGCAGCATCTGTGCTGCTAGGTCTGTCTGATTCTGATTATGCTTGGGATTTAGGCAGAAGCCTGCGATTCCACACATTTATTTCTCCAGTCTGTAGTAGTTATGGGTTAAGTATATCACGATGATTTTACAGTGCCAACGATTCTGTTTAAACAGTGGCTGGCTGCGAGATACTCTGCATCTGCTTTGTTATACAGTCCGCGAAACTTGCGACCCGATGGGTCAACGCCTTCAACGATGTATAACAATTCGTTATCTAATAGCATGATTCGAAACTCCCCCAGCAATAGCCATCTCCCACCCAGTAAAGGTGCGCCATCACATAAAGGATTCCAAGCAGCGCGAGCGCAACAGTGAAGCCCAGCACGAACCAGCCTCGATTAGTTAGTTTCATGTTCCAGCCTTTCGTTTAAACAGTGTCGGATACTTTCCGATTCTGTTTAGTGCCTGCCGATGGAGTTGCACCATCGCGAGCCCACTGGGGGCAGGCTGCCCGATTATCGGGCTTGGAGTTCGTCTGCCCTGCCTTTGAGATAGGCTGCGGTTTCACTGCTTAGGTGATGGGCTGCCAAGGTGTCGAGCAGTGCCTTGCAGTCTGCCAGCGCATCACCT